CATTAACCTGGTGAAGAGATGGGTTGCCGATTAATTCGGTAACTCAATAAGGAATGTCAAAGTCTCAATTAAGTCACGGTTTTAGGCGACTAACTAACGTTAGACCCCAGAACAACGGGAGGTTCTTGACTTTTTGGTGGACAAAGTTTCCACCTCAGTCAGATCCTTCGCGAAGACTTAATTCCCAACGCGCTCACCAACCGACTAAATGGCAAAGCATCACAAGAAGACGGAATACCTCGAAGATCTCGAGAAATACGGTCCGTTCAATAAGATGTCGTAAACCGCCAAGATAAAGACGAATGAGCGCCACTACAGACGAGTTGAAGAAGACTAATGTGAAGGAAGAGCACGAACGATCACTTCCATCGACAAAGGCACGAAGTAGTAGGCTGTTAAGATCAATTACATCCTACAAGACTTTATGATGCAGTGGTCACGGGCGCAAAACAATGTCATCTTTGCCCCAGGCTTTTCTGCCTCCGGCTTGTGTGACGAGATGACAAAGAAGATCAGGTGGGCACGAAAGCACCAGAAGAAACAGGTCGCCAGAAGAATGCTTGAAGCTCTTGAGGAGGACGGCTCCGCTTGGGACTCGGCACAGCACTGGTGGTGGATGGCTATCGACCAAGCCATCTTCGCTGCGATCATGCCCAGAATTTAGGAACTGTAACCTGACGAAGCTCAAGAGTAAGCGTATATTGCGGCTCAGTGTGCCAGCAATTAGGCGCAACTCTAGTTCGGCAACAAACAGTTCCGAGGCGAGTAGGTGATAATGGTTGGCCTGACTTTCTCGGGCCACCCGACCAGGACAACAGTGGGCAACACATGGCGTATGTAGCTGAGACAGCTCCTGATCCATGCTATCGCGGGCGTGAAAGATTAGGTAGCAGTTATCGGCGGCGACGACGTTGTTGTTTGGTAGATTAGAGACAATGACCGGAAGAGAGTTACCGAAATGACAGCGGAACACACTCGAGCGACGGTTTAACCGTTGATGGGTGTGGTGCTTAAACCGGTGACACCTCTTTCCGAAGGATACACGAACTTCTACTCAAAGGATGTGAGTTAGGACGATGAGGGGCCAACCACCATGACTCGTATGGTGAAGATGCACTCATCGGCATACACTTTGCGTCGAAGACTCACAAAGGCAAGTACTCGGATGCGTAGTGGTCTGGCCGCTGGTACGGAATAGCTATCATGTACAATAGCTTTATCCGTGAAGCGCAGCCCGCGACCAACTCGAGTGAACGTCAAATCCGGGACTGGTTCCAGACTCTAGCGGACTAGGCCCAACGCCTCTCGGAAACCTAGTCGGCGAAAAAGACACCAGCTTCCAAGCTGGGCTACAACGACTAGATGCGAGAGAATCAGTTCTCCATAAGCATGCCCTCATGGGAACCTATGGCTATAACTTACGATGCCATGGAGCCCGAGCTCAAGGTTTCCATCCGTCAGACAATGGAGGACGTCAAACAGTGGCTTGAAGAACACTCCTCGCCTACTGCACCTCTACAGCATACTCCCGAG